AATGCGCCTAACATAGTCCTTGGCTTCACCAAGCAACAAGCCTTTTACATTTTCCGCAACAACCACTTTGGGTTGCAACTTCTTTGCAAGGTCTATAAAATCGAAAAACAACGTGTCCAACACTTGTTCCGCCTGTCCCTCACGAAAATGTTTCATCTTACCCCAAGCATCTTCACGGCTTCCGGCTATTGAAAAGGTGGAACAAGGGGGTGAACCGTCCAAAATATCAAGATTGAACAATTCGGGTGGCAAATCATTTTTTTCTTTGAACGTCTGTATCGGTTCAAGGAAAGGAAAACGCGGATTGTGATTTTGGCAATAGGTGTACATCATGCGGTGGTCTATCTCATTGCATCCTATCACATCAAATCCGGCAAGTTTGTAACCCATAGAACTGCCCCCCCCACACGCAAAACAAGAAAATACCTTGCCTTTGTCCTTGGTGAAGTCGGCATCTTTCAACGTCCAACGGTAATCATATTTGTGCATCATTTAATTGTTTTATTTAATATATTGTTTACTCTCGTTGCTATTTCTCTGAATTGTGGATTGTACTTGAAATCATCTTGATACTTCTTCAGCAAATGAAGCATGGTTGAATGGTCGCGGTGTACATATTCGGCAATCTTGGTAAGTTTCATCTTGTGCATCCGGCAATGGTACACGAAAATCATTCTTGCAAAGAACCCGTCACGCTTTCTTGATTTTGTTATGTATTCATTGAATTTCAAGCCCGTTACTTCGTGAATGGCATTTTGTATCTGCAACACAAAAAGACTGTTGCGAACCACATTGGATTCAAACCACACATCCTTGCCCATCCTTATTGCAATATCATATTCGATTGAAGCCCCGGTTGAATCCACCCAATTGTCCATCATGTAGATTGCATCACAAGACAATAGCATTTCAATATCCTTGCATAAGTGTTCATTCCAAGAATTATCTTTGTCAAGACCATTTTTCAAGGGGTTGGCAACCTCAAATCCAAGTTCGGTCAATAAATCTTCTGCACCATTGAATCGTTCTTGTACTTCATCATAAGGCAAACCGCTTATCTTTCCTGATATGTATATTCTCATGGCTGCAAGTTCTTTTGGTTATTGTGCAAAAACTTATTCACAAAGTACACTTGCCCTTTACCCGTTACCTTGGTCGTGTTGGATATAAGGGTGTCGCCGTTAGGTTTCTGAATGGTCGTTTTCTTAATCTCGAACAACCCAAGTTCCATCGCCTTTTGTGTCGGTTGATTGTACCTTTCACCATATTGGCACAAGTAGCCATTTTCACGCATCCAAGCGAAAAGCCTTTTTTCTCCCGTATTCACTCCGTTTTGGCAAATAATTTTTGCAAGTTCACCAATCAAGACCGATTCATTGGAAGTTTCAACGGCTTGTGAAAACAAGACACGTGGGGCATCGGCTTCAATCTTCTTTTGTTGCTGCTCGATTTGTTCAGCTTGTGAAGCTGCAAGGCGCAATGCTTCGGCAAAGGATTGTGGGATTGCCGGGGTGGTGGGGGCTTGTTGTACTTGCCTAACAACCTTTTCCATTGCATTAAATTGTTCAATAAAACCGACTTTGAATTGCATAGCCTTTGCCCCGGTCAAGCCCATAGCAAGCAAAGAAAAGCCGTCACGGTTCATTACGAACATTGGGCGTGGCTTGCCTTGCGCATCAATATACGTTGATTCATAGAACCATTTGGGTGCGCTCAAATTTGAGCCGACCCCAAGAATGTTTCTTATAGCCCGGATAATATTGCGGTGTTCCTTATTGAATACTTCCGCCACTTTTAGGGAATCCGTTACGGGCATTCCCTTTTCGGTCTTATAGACCACGTTTTGTTGAATGATAATACCGTTCATTGTTATCATAGAATTTGTTAGTTAATTATTCCGCATCATCATCAAAAAATTCTCGGTTCTCGTCCATAAATGCTTCAAATGCTTCATCGCAATATACACCCTCACACAATGAATCAAATTGATGGTCGATTTCACCGTTTTTCCAAGGGCAAAATGCACATAGTTCATCGCCCAATTGCTTTTTTAATTCTGAATCTTCCATTTGATTATAATTTTCTTCTGTCCTTTCCTTTGATTTCAAAGTAATTGCACATTTCCACCAACCGACTTGCCACACGGTCGCCATAACGGTTCATTAATACATCACCTTGCATCTTCATGTTGGAAGTTATCAAAGTCATTTCATCGCATTTGTCGCCCCGGTATTCGATAAGCTGCCGGACTACATCAATACGATTGCCCATGTACAAGTTTTCTTGTGGTTCTTGCCCGAAATCCTGAATGCCAAGCATCGGTTGTTTTTTGAATATCTGGAAATTGCCATTCTCAACGAAGTAGTCACACAAAGCATCTGCACGAATAATCCGCCACCATAAGGGGCGCGGTTGTGAATCATCTTGCCAAAGAACTTTGAAGCCGAAAGCCGTGCAATATGCTTGCATTATTTCCAAACACCATGATTTGCCCGACCCTGTATTTCCGGCAATGTATATTCCACGCTTCAATCGCCCCGGTATCACTTGCCCTGTATTGGGGTCAAGGCATTTCATTGACGGGTCGCAATGTGCCCATTTGATGAAGTTTTCGTAAGTGAATCGGTTTTCATCATCAATTACGAATTTCGGGTTTCGGCTTTTGCCAATCGCTTCAACAATCTTCAATGCTTCATTTACATCATAGTGAATGTATTGGTAGCGTTGGAAACCCGCAAATAATCCACGCTGATTGATTGCATGAAGTATTTGTTCAATACTTGGCATCTGAATCTTTTTGTTATTTCCGTCTTTTACTTCCATTCGTCATTCACTTTTGTTGTTTTGTTGCTTGAATATGCCGACCGCCTTTCTTTTTCTCCTTTTGCCCAATTGCGAATGGCGGCTTTCCAATCTTTCATCTTGTTTTTACCGACAAACCAACCTTTGCTTTCGTAGAAGTCGAAAAACCTTTCAGCATCGAAAGAATATCCCTTTTCAAGAATATAAGCCCTTATTTCTTCAATTGTGGGCGGTAAAAAGCGGTGTCCGCTTTTCTCTTTTATATTCTCTTTATTATCTTCTTTTCTTTCCTTTTCTTTTCTTTCCTTTGCATCATTTTGCAATGCACTTGCATCGGCTTTGCATTGCTCTTGCTTATCCTTACTTGATTGCCAACGCTTTATGGCTGCTGCTTTTCGCTTTTCCGCTATGTCCGCACGTTTACCAAGGCGTGTTATTACTGACTTTGACCAAAACTTTTCACCATCATTAGTGAACAAATCAAAGTCATTCACGACACTTTCAACCATTGCTACATCAACGTGCAATGCAAATGCAATACTTTTGCACGATTTCAAAGGCAAATGCCCCCCTTGTTCGTATAATTGTTCTACAACGCACCAAAAGACACCTAACCCCGCCGCCCCGTGCTCAATCAAAACATCTTGCAACTTTGGGTCGGTTCGTGCATTGTAATCATGTTGAAAATAGAATGTATCTTTCATCTTACAACGTGTTTTTGTGATTCACCAATGCCAAACAATGCAAAGTCATATTTACATGGGTCTGTGGGGTCGAAAACCGCCAAATTTCGCGTCAATTCTTCAACCGTCTTGCGGTCATTACTTTTGCGTGTAATCAACCCCAATTCGCGCCCGATTCGGGCAACATGGACATCAAGGGGCATCATCAGCTTGTCGGGTGTCAATTCGTGCCAAATACCTAAATCAACAATACCATCTTGACGACACAACCAACGCAACATCAGGTTCAAGCGTTTGCAAGCCGAACCGCCTTTGTGTGAATTGCCTTGCGGATTGGGAAAATGCTTTGAATAACTGCCGTTTGCATCTTTGAATATTTCACGCAACTTGGTGAATCCCGCCCATACGTTAAAACCTCGTTCTTTGAAGAAATATTCCAAAGTGTCATAAGTTCCCGTAATCCAATATGCAAGTTGCAACCCACTACACATATACGCCAAATCCCGCCCAAAGAATGTGCGGTGGATATTGCAATTCGGGTCTATATGCTTCCACCCATCTTGCATCACAAAGTCATAAGGTTTGCCATCCATAATGTCAAACAACATCTTTTGGCAACCTGTCATTATCTGTTTCCTATTACCCCAAGCGATTGTTGAAGCAAGGAACGCGGCAATTTCAATGTCTTGTTGGGATTTGCCCAAGAAACAACGTGGAAACAACACCGGGTCATTATCCATGAATGCCGTTGTGTTATATCTTGCCACAAGGGATTCCAATGTTATCTTCAAATCATTCATTGTTGCGATATTTAAGCCCCCGACCCGGCACAAAGTCAAGCCGGGGGCACTCTGTTAAACCTCAATGATTGCGATTTCCGGCGCAATCTCCCTTATTTGCTTCAATTGTTCATCAATCACCTTGTCGCGCAAATCTTCAAGTGTGGCTTGCGCACCGGGTGAAAGAAGTACGAACGCAACTTCACGTCCATTTACTTGTGCAAATGTTTCAACCTCTATTGTTTCGGGTTGCATACCCTTGAAAATGGGCATTTGAATTGTGAATGATTCGGGCAAATTGGAATTGACCACTTGTGCAAAATTATCCGTTCGATTACCATTTTCTTTCACGGCACGGTCAATCTTGTTGTTCACATCGGCGGTAAAGTTCATCAGGCATGAAACCAATTTCATGTTTTCGGAACGGTCGGCAAAGAATGCCCGATTCATCTTGATAAACATTCCAAGTTCCGTCGGTGTCCAAATCTTACCGCCATTTATTCCGAACTCAACAAATTTGGGGTTGTAGCCCAATTTGCCGACTATTTCACCACGTTTGTATTCATCCGCTTCATTGATTATCAAAGTGATTTCAATATTTTCACGGTTTACAAGAATATGACAATCCTTTTGGGCAAATTGTCCCGTGTTGATTCTCTTTGTTAGATATTCAACGACTGCACCAATTACACCGTTCAATTTGGTTTTGACGGGTGCTTTGGGGTCAAGTTCCTTTGGTGCTACACCCTCACGCAACACTAATTCAGCTTTTGCCATTCCGGGGGCAAAGTTGATTTGTAATTTCTCATTCTGCATATTATTCAATTTTTAAATGGTTAATCATTAGTTCCTGTTTTCCTTTCGGTGTTCATTCGTATTCCTTGAAAGATGGTTGGTTGAAGTTCATCCGCTGTTGCTGGTCTGCATTCAATCAAATCACCCTCATCATTGTAAAACCCGGTTTCCTTTCTGTCTTGGTCTGTAAATCTGTAACATACTTCCGTCACATATTCAGCCTTTGACTTGATATTTGAAACCATATTTGTTCTTGCTTCTTTCAATGGTTTCAATCTGCCTTTGTATTCGGCTTGTGATTGCTTCATTTCCGCTTCGATTTCGGCGATTTCGATTGAAACATTGGCAAGTTTTTCTTTATGCCCTTGCAGTTCTTCCGGGCTGTATGGTTTCATGTACCCTTTGTTTTCAACGCCATCGCAATTGTCTTTCAAAAATGCGATACGTTGCATCTTGTTTTCGTATTCTTTTCCAAGCGTCTTATCCATAATATTTCGTTTTATAGTGATACACTTGGTTATCTAAATAACAAAACTTGATTCCACAAATCAATAAATTGTTCCCCGAATTGGCGGGCGCGAGCGGACGTTTTGAAGCAAAGCCGAGAACCGATATACGCAAGCGCATACGAAGCCGTATAAGACGTAGACGCAGACACGAACCCCGCAGCATCATCGGAATATACAAACCACGGAAACCACTTTTCTTGATTCCTGTTTGAGAAATCCGGGGTGAAATCATCTTCTTTGTTCCATGCTTGTGCAATAGTGCAAAGACGGTTGAAAGCAATAATGGCTTTAACGTGTTTGGGGTTAAGCTCTGAAACCAACCTTGTAACATCTTCAAGTTGGACACAATTACCCGAAAGAATCTTTTTGGCAACGGTAAAATCTGCATTGGGCTTGCCACCAAGATATTCCCTTGCCTTTTCATAATCTGTAACCACTTCGTTGATTTCCTTGCTCTCAATCTCTTCAAGGGTAAAATCAAACGGGGTCAAGTATTCTTCATCGTCTGAATCCACATCTTCGTTGTGTTCCTCGATAAAGCCCAACATTTCATCTGCTGCTTCACTTTTTGAATCGAACTTTCCGCAAATTTCTTGCGTTTTCTTGTTTGTCACTAAATACTTTTTCATTGTTGTAAGAATTAAAATGGTGATACATTGAAGTTCTTTATTGTCATTCCACTTCGTGCAATGTGAATGGTCTTGCCTGTTGCTTCCAAAATACCTTGCTTAAACTCCCTTTCATTTGAATTGCCATCCGAAAGGTGTATCAAGACAATGTTATTGACTTTTGACAAGTCGTTTGCAATCAAGGCTTCCTTGCACGTGTCATAACTGCAATGGCTTTTAATCGTCCGTTCACGCAAAGCCATCGGTAATTTTCCCGATTCCACATTAGCATCCAATATGTCTTGTCGGTAATTACATTCAATCAAGATGTTGTTCAAGCCTTGAAAGGTGTAACGCAAGTAATGTGTATCGGTCGCAAATAAGACCTTTCCGCATTCAGGGTGGAAAATCAGGAATCCGAAAGGTTCACTGGCATCATGTTGGACTGCAAAAGGCAACACGCTGAAATTGCCGATTGCAACCTTGCATTGTGTATCCATCATCAACGGCGACAAATAAGGGCTTTTGAATTTCTTGACAACCTCGTGCAATGTCCCGGTGGACATATACACGGGAATACGGGCTTGAATGAAGTTTTCAACGTATTTGGCGTGGTCGCCATGCTCATGTGATACGATTGCCCCTTTAATGCGTGAAATGTCAAAATTGACCGCCTTTTGCACTTCGTTGAATGAAATACCACATTCAATTACCAAGGCTTCCTTGCCATTGTCAAGTATATAGCAATTACCCTTTGAAGAAGAACCCAAAATTTTCAATTCCATAGTCTTTCGGATTTTATTCATTTAGAAGCCGGGATTTGGCTTGTGTTCATCTTTCGGCGCTTCCGTGGTATCTTTGTTCACGCTTTCCGTTTCGGAGCTTCTTGGGGCTTGTTTAGGGCTTTGATTTCCGTTTTCCTCAATATCTGCACCGATAGTTTCTTTATTGGCATTGTTCCGCCTTTCTTCTTCAGGGGATTCTATTACTTCTTGATAATCCACATCAACAATATCTTGTTGTTCCTCAATAGTGCGCATACCCATTGACAAGTCGGGTGCATAAACGGAAGTCCACCACGAAGCCGCACGATACATCAACATTTGTTTTGTCATGGTCTGCCATTTTGAACCGTTCTTTGTGAACCAACCCTCTTGAATGGCAAGACGGACGGAAACCGGGGATGATTCAAGCACTTCTTTTGAACCTTTCTTTGTCGTGTATGCCACACATTCAATGTCTTGTATTGCCTTGCCGTCAAATTGTTTTTGCACCGCTTGTTTTCGGTTGCTCCGGGCATCCCAAACATAATCGGTATAATCAACCATTCCCAACATACCTTTGTTGGTGAAGCGATATTGCAATGGTTCAAAGCGACCGCAAGAATTGACGGTTGCAATCAAGAACTTTGACGACCAAGACGGCTTGCCATAAATCGGCACCATGTTTTGCATCACCATCAACGGACTTGCACCGATACGCATTGAAATTTCAATGGCAATCATACAATTGGCAACGGCTTTGTTTTGCGCGACTTGGTTTTCAAGTTGAATTGCCGCAATTTGTTCGGGGGTTGCATTTGCCGGAACTTGCTTGAATGTCGGTTTGTAATTGTCCGGCACAAGGTCGGATGAAGCGAACATTTTGCAAACTCTCTGCATAGTTTCAAACTGTACCGGGTCAAAGAAGTTGAATCCGGCATTCATCGGGTTGGTGGTTGTTACAATTCCAACCGGGTTTTGTTTCTGAATTTCGTTCATAATGAAATATCTTAATTGTTGATGAATCAGTTTATTTTAATAATCCCCCCGAACTTTTGGGCGATAGCTTCAATCATTGAAAGTTCAAGCCCTTTTTTCAAAAGGGGTTTTGTATCTTCCTGATTAGCGAATTTGGCGATTGATTGTATAATCTCACGACCATTTCCGGCGACACCAATAATTTGCTTTGTGTCATTTTCCCCATCAATGGTTTCGGTGGCAAGAATAATCACGCTTCTTTTTACGCCATCAGCATTTACCTTTTCGGACATTTCTTTTGCGAATGCTTCCGCCTTGGAAAGAAATTCGCTTTTTTCATTGTTTTTTTTCATTGTTGTGGTATTTATTTAATTGTTAAGAAATTATCCTTGTTTACTACAAGGTTTATTATTTGACTATCCATTTCGACAATATCATTGACCGATTCGCGGTTATCAATGAAAATTGGTGCGCAAACTCCATAGAACTTGCACAACGTGTTGATAATGTCAAGACCCGCATTCATCTTGCTTGCAGTGTTTGCGCTGCCGTAAGGGACACCGCCGATTGTTGGAATGCACGTTTCAACCGGGTTACCGTCGTTGGTATAATCGAACAAATGGAATGATACAACTTTGAACATTGCATTGATACGGCTTTCACATTCATCAATCTTGTTTTTGGTGAACTGTGCAATGGTGTATTCTTCACGCTCTGCATCGGCAATCATTTGTGCAAGTTGCTTGCCCCTTTCTTCAAGGTCTGCAATTTCCTTTTCACAACGGGCAATGACATCACGTTTTGCAAGGCGCGCGACCAAATCACCACGTTTTTTGTTACATTCCACCTTTTGGGTCTGTAAATCGGCGGTATCAATTCCCGAATTGTCGGTTATAATGGTTGCTTCAATGTCGGCAATCTCCTTTTGCTTTGCTACATATTCGGGTATTTGTTCAGGAACGACGGTGGCAATATCAATAACCGGGACTTCAACGAATTTTCCTTTGAGTGTATCAAGTTCATTACACAATGTTTCTTTGGTTTTAACCGCATTGTCCACATCTTGTTTGATTTCATCAACTTTGGCTTCAAGTTCCGAAACCTTATCACCAAGTCTTTTGCCCTCGGTTGATATGTTATTGCATTTTTCGGCTTGTGCCTTGGTGAATACCTCACGGGCTTTTGAAATCATATTTTCGGGCAACTCTTGTCCACAATGCGGGCAAACTGTTTCACCATTGTAGGTCTTTTCATTTTCCGCAAACCATTTGTTGCGCAAATCGTCTTGCTTGGTCTTGATACCCTCAATTTCACGGTGAATTTTGGCAATTTCAACTTGCCCGGCGGTTATTTCCTTTCGGGTGTTTTCAAGCTGTCTTTCCTTATCCTTGATTTGGCTTTCAAGTTCACGGCGGCTTGCATTGGCTTCAAAGGCGGCATTTTGCGCCTTGCTCTTGGCATCGAAAAGAATTTGTTGGCATTCTGATTTCAAGTTGTTTACCCTTTTTTGCTTGTTTTGTTCCGCTTCATATTGGCGACGGATTGCAGCGGTTACGTCTGCAATTGCCTTGTCGATTTCTGCAATCTCCTTGTCCATTTGTTCAATCTCCATTTCGATTTCATGGAAATCTTCATTTTCCGGCTTCATCTTGTGTGTTTGGTCAATCCTTGGTTGGATTTGTGCCAATTCATCTTGCAAGCGCTTTTTCCGTGCCACCAATTCTTTTTTGAAGTCTACAAGTGATTTACCGCTTATCTTGTCAAGTAAAAGGGCAAATTCGGGATTCCGTGAAGCAATTTCGGCATCTGTGATTGTCCCGGCAAGCTGAAACAATTGTTCACGTTGTAACTTCCAATTCATACCCACGAAGAAAGCCGGGTTTGTAATCATCTTGAACACGGATGAATTAATAATAGCTTCAATTCGTTTGGCGTATTCACCGACATTTAACGGAGTGTCATTCCACCAACATTCGGTATGGTTGCCTTTGAACACTCTTTCTACTTGTCCACGTGGCTTCACCCAATCTTCTACAAATGCACGTTTCAATGTGATTTCTTGACCATCAACCACAACAACACCCGACACACTGCATTCTACATTGTGCAATTCTTCACCATTTATGCGGGTTTTTACTTCATAATCCTTACGGTCTTGGGTATCTTTGCCGAATAGTAGCCAAATGAAAGCATCAAAATGGCGTGATTTACCCATGCCGTTACCACCTGTTATTGTGGTGACATCGGCATTGAAATTTGTCGTCCGTTCCTTTTCACCTTTGAAGTTGCAAAGGGTAAGGGATTTTAAAACTACCTGTTTCATTGTTAGATATTATTTATTAGTTCTTTTATATAATTCCAAGGCAAGGTCGGCATCAACCACTATGATTCGCCCGGTCTGTGTTATTGCCCGGTCTATTCGTCCACTTGCCTTGATTCGGTTTGCCGTTGTCACGCTGCAATTGAACAATTGGGCTATTCCGGCAATTCCATAAACCAACCTTTTGTCGGGTAAGGTCTGCACTTGTGGGGTGCTTGGGGTTGCCGATTCCAGCAAGTCCACAAGTTCGCCAACCGTCAGGTCGATAATCCTTGTATTGGGGTCGATTTTTATCATTAGCCGTTAAATATCATCGTCCATATCGGGCAATAAGCCTTTTGATTCCCACCGTACAAATAATTTGTATGCGATATATCCCACAAGGAACGCAAGCCCCTTTGTTATAAAGAACACCCGAAACCATGTTTCATCTTCAATGGGTTCACCACATAAAAGTATTAGTGCAATAGACCATAATATGCCCAAGATGGAACTTCTTATAATTTGCATTGTTACATTCTCTTTCATTGTTGCGAAATTTTAAATGTTCTACATTGTGAAATTGACCTTTGGAAAGTCGTTTTCGGATTTTCTTCTTGCTCTAACTCTCACTGTCCGGCAAGTGGTGTTGCGCATCCTTATTGCCGTATTGTCAAAGTCAATCATTTGCGGAATCATCAAGACAAGAAGAATCGTTGTGATTACATTGCGTTTAAAAGGCGACAAATCGAAAGAAATATGAAAATTCGTGCAAAACCACCATGCGGACAATTCATTGACTTTGGAACACCCGACCTTTTCGTATATGTTTCGGGTATGGTTTTCCACCGTCCGTTCCGAAATATAAAGTCGGGTGGCAATGTCTTTTTTGCTTGCACCCCAAGCGAACAATTCCGCAATTTCGGATTCGCGTTTGGTTAATTCTGCAAATTCATTCATTGTTTCTTTCCTTGATTAAACCTTTCACCATGTACCGGGTTTTCACACACTTCTATCACTTCACCGCTCATTATATAAGCGTCCAAATCTTCAATGGCAAAATAGGTGTCTTTGCCGTTTGGACGGTAATATTTTACCTTGCGATTAAAGCAAAGGCGGTTCATCATACTTGAAGAAACACCCAAGTATTCAACGGCTTCTTTTCTTGAAAGAAAGCGTTTTTGTACTCCTATAACGCCACTATTCTTTTTCATAATCTTCCAATCGTTTTGCAAGTTCATCGAATACTTTTTTGAAATGGTCAATACCTATTTTTCCGTATTCTGCAACATCAAGAAATGATTTGTATGCTTCTTGCTCAATCATCATTTCTTCTTCCGGGTATAATTCTTCTTTTTCCATATTAAGCCCCCCAAACTTCTTTAATGCCAAATTCGGCAAAGATTGATTCAATTGCTTTTGCTTCTGATACTTTCGGCTCTACATCGCCCCTTAATCGGTTTAAGAAAGCCATTCGGGTTGTTATACCCAATGCTTCCATCAACTTCTTTCTACACTTTCGGACATCGCCGTTCTTAACTTGCGACCATCCTTTGTTGAATGAAAATTGTTCTTTACTCATACTCTGTTGTTTATAAAGTGAATTTTTCGTTGTTTCCTTTTGGAATGCCATTAAAATGACGTAATTTTGCTATTTGTATATGTTCGGCCTTGCTTTAACTTTGCATTGTCGAACTTTACAAGTGCAAATATACGGAATAATCCGTGAAACAAACAAGAAAAACACGGAAAAATCCGTGCTAATTTTTAGTGTTGCAAATATTTAATTGATTATGAACGATATAGACATTAAAAAAATTCGCAAGGAATTAGGCTTAACCCAAGTGGAATTGGCGAAAAGACTTGGTGTTGACACTAAAACCGTGCAAAATTGGGAATATGGTTCTAATATCCCAAAATCAAAGCACGCAATTTTGCGTGATTTGATAAAGAAGCCACAAATGTATGCCGGGGGTGGAGAACAAACCAATATTCATGGCAATAACATCAATGGCAACAATGTAACGGTAAACCAAGCCGAAACAATGGATAAATTGATAGAAGTTCTTGCAATGAAAGAAGCATCCTTGGTCAAAGCACAAGAACATATTGATAAACTATTAGAAATAATCGGGAACTTAACGAAAGGAAATAACAATGGTTGAAATTGAAGTAAACAAGTATTATGGCAATCCGTCTTATTATTCGGTAATGCCACAAGAAATTTTTGATGCACTCGAATTGGCAAGCCTGAAAGGTGAAGAATATGCTACTGTAAATAAAGACCTATTCGATAAAATGATTGTTGAATATGATAAAAAGATGAAGTTATGCAAAGAGTGATTCAATATATATTTATTATTTGTGCATTCGCATTGTCATTTTCAAGTTGTTCAAAATCGAGCGATGAAGATGAAGAACCGCAAACTAAATTAAGTACGATTGCCGGAACGTGGCTTGAATACGCATATCTTAATAGTGACGGATATTTTACCGATATATCCAATACGGGATATAATATGTATTATGAATTTGCCATACCAAATAAATTCACGCAATATTCTATAAATGAAAACGGCGAAAAGGAAATTTCACATACGGGAACATGGGGTTATTCCGCCGAATCGCAACACGTATATATTGAAGAAGAACGCGGGTGGAATTTGGACATTTCCGTTGAATTTGATAATGATATAAAGAATGATGGTTTATTTCATGCTACTTTTGACATAAAGGGGCGAACACCAAACCAATCTTCAACAATCAAAGTTAAAAGGATAAGTCAATGAAAAAATCTATCAATCCACGGGCAATTGAAATCCAACGGCGATTTTTTGAAGCATTGGACATGGCTATTTCCTTGGGCAAGGTAAATGGTTTGAAAGGTTTTTGTGATACCCACAAATTGAACCGCACCAAGTATTCAAGGATAAAAAACGACTTGAACAAACCGCTTGATGAAATGACATACAAGATGATTGATTTGGATGCACTTTCGGGCATTTGTACGGACTTTGGCGTATCGGCTGAATGGTTGTTGCTCGGACGTGGAAAAATGCTTAAATCGGACAAATAATGCACATACAAAAGGGAATAAAGTTTTTGTTACACAAAAGGGGCAAGGGTGATTCCGAAAATCTTGCAATCCGAATGCGCGTTACATTGAGGGGGCAAACACCTTTTGATGTTCCGACCGGGCATAATATAGACCTTGCCGATTGGGATATGGAAAACCAGCGTGCATTACCATCTTGCAATTCATCATCAGACATAAACCGAACCATTGATGAATGGAAATCGGTAATGAATGAAATCTTTGCCCGATATGAATTGTTAGAAAAGCGTATTCCAACACCGGGTGAAGTTAAGGACTTGTTTAATGACATGATGGGGCGAAAGACCCCAACCAATGAATCCCTTGCTTCACCCGGCGACAACTTCTTTATGACATTTGATGTTTTTACCGAAACGATGGGCAAACAAAATGGATGGACGGAAGCGACACAAGAAAAATTCCGTGCAATAAAAGCACATTTGCAAGCCTTTGACCCGTTATTATCATTCTATACATTGAATGAAGAAAAGATGCAAGCATACCTTGCACATTTAAGTAAGGTTGGATTACGGAACACCACCATTGCAAAGAACCTTGCTTTTGTCCGTTGGTTTTTACGTTGGGCGGCAAACAAGGGATATTATCTTGGTAAGCTGCATGATACCTTTAAACCGAAATTGAAAGGCATTGACGGCAATTCAAAAGAAATAATATACTTGACCCAAGATGAAATCAAGATTCTTGAATCATTCACATTCTTGCCTACACAATCCGCGCTTGAACGGGTGCGCGATGTGTTCTTGTTTTGTTGCTTCACCGGGCTTCGATATTCAGACGTTGCCAAATTAAAGCGCACGGATATAAAAGACGGTTTCATTGATGTTGTTACCAAGAAAACCAATGACGGGTTGCGTATCGAATTGAACAAACATTCACAAGCCATTCTTGACAAATACAAGGATTGCCGCTTTCCGGGGGACTTGGCATTGCCTATAATATCAAATGTGAAAATGAATGCACACTTGAAAATACTTGGGCAAGTGTGTGGCATTGATGAACCTACCCGTATTGTGTTTTTTCAAGGGAACACCCGGCATGAAGAAGTATTGCCCAAGTGGGCATTGCTGACAACCCATTGCGGACGGCGAACATTTGTTGTTACCGCCTTGCAACTTGGCATCCCAAGTGAAGTCATAATGAAGTGGACGGGGCATTCTGATTATTCGGCAATGAAACCATATATTGCCATTGTTGATGAATTAAAGGCAAAAGCAATGTCGCGGTTTGATAATCTCTAA